TGTAATAGTTATCAAGATTATCTTAAAGAGCAAGAAAGTTAACTATGATACATTGTAAATGTTCTGAATGTATTTATAATGAACCTACTAAAGAAATATGTATAAATGCCGATATTACTATCATACCTCTTGTACTAAATGATGAAAGCAAACAGTTTAAATTAGGCTATGCTTGTTCAGAAGGAATGAAAGACTTCTTTGGTTCAGAGGAAATACATTATACTTAGGAGTTACAATGGCTAAAACACTAGCATCAGGACATAAACAGATTTACATGGGAAAGAAAAAAGATGGAACTGAAATTTGGAAATATGAGCATAGGCTCGAAGCTGCTAAGAAATTAGGTCATGCATTACCTTCTAATGCTATAGTACACCACAAAAATGGAGTTGCTGGGGATAATAAACAATCTAATTTAGAAGTGACTACTATGGCAGGACATAATAAGATAGATAAACGCCACCATCTAGGCGGTCGGCACAAAGGAGACTAATGAATAGTTTGTTTAATAGAAGTTTTCTAGAGAAATTAAATGAACAATTAAATGAAATTATTTATTCAGAGTTATCTTTTTTACAAAAGCAGTATCTTAAAAAGTTGTACAAGATTACAGCAGAACAAAAACAAAATCTAGGTGTTCGTATAAAAAGGCAACTTAATGCGAAGAAACAAAAAGATAGAGAGAGGGCGCAGCGGATTAGAAGAAAAGTTAATGCTAGACTTAGAGCAGAGACAAATACCCTATGAATATGAAACTTTAAAGATTCCTTATGTAAAAGAAACTTGTCCTTGTTGTAACACTATTATTAAAAAGGGTATCTATACTCCTGATTTTATTATTAAAGATTTGATAATTGAAGTAAAAGGTAGATTTGTTTCTACGGATAGGACTAAACATTTACAAATTAAAAAGAGTAATCCAGATATTCAAATAAGATTCCTTTTTCAAGTTGATAATAAAATAGGTAAAAAAAGTAGATATTCAGATTGGGCTATTAAACATGGTTATACTTATGCTATAATACAAGATGTAAAAAATCCACAAATACCTGAGGAATGGATTAACCCAAATGAAACAGCCGCATAAAGATATTAAGAAGTGTTCTAGTTGTAAAGCCTATCTTTTTACAGATGGTTATGATGCTTGGTGTGAGAATTTAAATTGTCCTACAAATAAACAAGAGGAGAATACAAACATGGTTGAGGAACGTAAATACTAATGTCTATTCATTTAGTCATTCCAGATTGTCAAGTTAAACGTAACACCCCTTTGGAACACATAAAGTATGCAGGTTTATATGCAGTAGAAAAGAAACCAGATGTTATTATCTGCTTGGGAGACTTTGCAGATATGGAATCTCTTTCTAGTTATGATGTAGGTAAGAAAGCTTTTGAAGGTAGGCGTTATTCAGAAGATATTAAAATAGCTAAAGAAGCTATGCAGTTATTTCTTAAACCTATTAGAACAGAACAGCTTAGACTTATTAAAAATAAAGAAAAGAGATGGAATCCTAGATTAGTAATGTTACTAGGTAATCACGAAAATAGAATTACTAGAGCTATTGATAATGATTCCAAACTAGAAGGTTTAATCTCAACAGATGATTTAGGTTATAAAGAAGCAGGTTGGGAAGTAATCCCTTTTCTTAAAGTAGTGACTATTGATGAAGTTTGTTATAGTCACTTTTTTGTCTCTGGTGTTCTGGGTAGACCTGTTACAACTGCAAGAGCTTTATTAACTAAACACCATATGAGCTGTGTTGCTGGGCATATGCAAGGTAGAGATATTGCTTATGCACAACGAGCTAACGGAGATCGCCTTACAGGCTTAATCAGCGGGTCGTTCTACCAACACCATGAGTTGTATTTAAATGCACAAACTAATCAACACTGGAGGGGTCTATGGCTCTTACATGAAGTATTTAACGGTAGTTTTGATGAGTTACCTGTGTCAATAGATTATCTTAAACGTAAGTATGAAAAAGGTGAAAAATTACGAAAATAACAAAATTAGAGAGGCCAGATATGAATATTGCTACTACTCAATACTTTCAAGCTGCTAATAAATTGCTTGCTTCTGATTGGAAAACAGAGGATTATAAACGATGGCGAGCTCCTGAAAGTACAGAATGGTTATTTAATATAAATGCAGCTATTAAACAATGGGAGACTTTGAATGGGATTGATTTCTGGGCAGACCTTAGATATGAAGAGTAGTTCTTTAGATGTACAAATCTCTGGAAATCATTATAAAAAGTATAAGATACAGCCTATAGAGTTTATTATTGCAAATGAAATACCTTTTATAGAAGGTAATATTATTAAATATATCTGTAGACATAAAGATAAAAATGGAATAGAAGATTTAAAAAAGATTAAACACTATGTTGATCTTTTAATAGAGTTTGAATATATAAACAAAGGAGATTCTGTTGAGTAATAAATTATCTAAAAAAGATAGCAAACTTCTAGTAGCTAAATATAAACGCCTTAAAGAGGGTTGTATTATACCTGAATATAAAACTGCTGGCAGTGCTGGGTGTGATCTAGCAACAAGAGAACCTATTCTGATAGAGGCTGGCGGCCTTGTTAAGATTGATCTAGGCTTTGCTATAGAGATACCTCAAGGATATGAAATGCAGATACGTTCTAGATCAGGACTTGCATCTCAAGGTGTTATAGTAATGAATCAACCTGCGACCATAGATAGTGATTATCGTGGGGAGATAGCAGTTCTTCTTCTTAATATGTCAGGTGTTTCAGTCTCTTTTGCTAAAGGAGATAGAATAGCTCAAGCAGTCTTTAACAAAGTAGAACAAGTTGCTTGGGATATTACTGATGATATTAGACAGACAGAGCGAGGTTCTGGTGGCTTTGGTAGTACCAATATTTCAGATGCTACTATAGCTTCTGAGGAGTTTGCTAAGTCTTTACAGATCTAAATAACTAGATAAAATAATATAACATTTAAATAAGCCCTATAGAAATATGGGGCTTTTTATTCCTCTACTTTAAACTTTAAAAAGGAAATCAATGGATATTTTTAAATGGAAAACTAAATTTGCTGAAGATATTTTTAGAATGAAATATGCTAATTCTCCTACAGATACTTGGCCTAATCTCTGTAGACGATTAGTTAATGATGTATGTGGTGATAGATCTCTTTGTTCTAAACCAAATACAACGCCTATAATGAGTAAAGAAGATCAAGCACAGTTAGTGCAATATATGATTGATATGAAGTTTATTGCAGGGGGTCGTTATCTATACTATAGTGGTAGACCTATTAGTTTCTATAATAATTGTTTTGCATTAAAAGCAGAAGAAGATTCTAGAGAAGAGTGGGGTAATATAGTTAAACGAGCTTCTGATTGTCTTATGTCAGGGGGTGGTATAGGGGTAGACTACTCTATTCTAAGACCTTCTGGAAGGACTCTAAGCAAAACAGGGGGTATTTCTAGTGGCCCTCTTCCTCTTATGTCTTCTGTAAATGAAATAGGTCGTAACGTAATGCAAGGTGGTTCTAGACGTTCTGCTATTTATGCATCTCTTAATTGGCAACATGAAGACATATATGCTTTCTTAGATGCTAAGAATTGGAGTGCTACTCTAACTCAGCTTAAAGCAGAAGACTTTAATTTTCCTGCACCTTTTGATATGACTAATATGAGCATTAATTGGGATACAGATTTTATAGAGTCTAAAGTAACTCCTAAACTATGGTTTGATAGTGTAAAACAAATGTGTAAAACAGGAGAACCGGGACACTCTTATAATTTCTATGAAAATGAAAAGGATACTGGTAGGAATGCTTGTCAACCTGCTTTTGCTACAGTCCTTACTCCCAAAGGTATTTCTGAAATAGGTTCTATTAAAATAGGGGATCTAATTTGGTCAGGTAGTAGATTTACACCTGTAGTTAAAAAATGGTATACAGGAAATAAACCTGTATACAAATATAAAACTACTGCTGGTGTATTTATAGGAACAGATAAGCACCAAGTATTTCAAAAAGGTGAGCGTATAGAAGTAGCAGAAGCAAGCACTATAGATAGTGTAGTAGGTAGTAATTCTGCATTTATCTTAGACACTCAAGATGTTATAGATGGTTTAGTAATAGGGGATGGTTCTATATATAAAGCATCTAATAATCTTGTATTCTTAACAGTGGGCAGTAAAGATACTGATTACTTTACAGATGATGTCGTAAGTAAATTTAAAAGAAATCGTTCTGGTTTATCTTTAGGTGCTTGGGAAGTAGAGACGACCATCCTAGCAGAAGAATTACCAAAAACATACTTGCGAACAATCCCAGATAGATTTTTATATGGCAATGCTAGTAAAGTACAAGGATTTTTACGTGGTTTATTCTCTGCGAACGGTTCGCTTGCTGGTAAAAGAGTTACTTTAAAACAAACCTCTTATAAACTTATTAGACAAGTACAGATGATGCTTTCTTCTATAGGTATTTCTAGTTATATCACAGTAAATAAGTCAAAGAATAATCTATTTTCTAATGGTATTTATATTATGAAAGAGTCCTATGATATTAATATTACAAAAGATAGAAATGTATTTAAAAATAAAATAGGTTTTATACAGAAATATAAACAAGAAAAACTAGAACAACTCTGTACCTCTGTAATTAGTACACAATCAAAAACAACTTATGATATATCTAGTATAGAATATATAGGTGACTTTGACGTATTCGATATTACGGTAGAAGCAGAAGAACACTCTTATTGGACAGGCGGTTTACTAGTTTCAAACTGCACAGAGTTTACATCTGAAGATGATAGTGATGTTTGTAATCTAGGTAGTGTTAATTTTGGTAATATAAAAAATATAGAAGAGTTAAAGGATGTAGTTAATTTAGCCTCTAAATTTCTAGTTTGTGGTTCTATAAGAGCTGATCTACCCTATGAAAAAGTAATAACAGTTAGGGCTAAGAATAGGAAAATAGGTTTAGGTTTAATGGGTATACACGAATGGCTATTACAACGAGATAAAGATTATATAGTAGATGAAGAGTTAAAGCAATGGTTACAAGTTTATAAAGATGAATCTAAAAGATCAGCAGATGAGCATAGTGATAGATTTTTTATTAATAGACCTAAGAAGTATAGGGCGGTTGCACCAGCCGGAACCATTGGAATTTTAGCATCTACTTCTACAGGAATAGAACCTCTCTATGCGGTAGCTTACAAAAGACGTTATCTAGAACAAGGTACTAAATGGAGGTATCAATATGTTGTAGATGCTACAGCACAGAGGTTAATAGATTCAGGTATAGAAGCTGAAAGAATAGATACTGCTTTCTCTTTAGCATCTAATCCAGAGAAACGTATTAAGTTTCAATATGAAATACAGAAGTATATAGATATGGCTATTTCGTCTACTATTAACCTACCAGAGTGGGGTACTAAGAATAATAATGAGGAGACTACAGGTAAACTAGCACAAACATTACTACAGTATTGTCATGGTCTACGAGGGATAACTGTTTATCCTAATGGTAGCAGAGGTGGACAACCTCTAACCGAAGTAAGCTATAAAGAAGCTAGTCTGCATAAAGGTATTATCTATGAAGAGACAGAAAACAAGTGTTCAGGGGGAATTTGTGGAATATAATATGCTATATACAGATGAAATTAATAAAATGACTAAATCTATTAAAGAAATAGTTGAAGAGTTAAATATTCTTTTAGACGCTGCTAAACGAGTAGATATAGAAGTTAAATTTACTATTACAGAGAATAAAACACAAGATGTAAAAGCTATTATTTATAATATGGAAGATATGACTATTACTAGTCAGTTCTACACTAAGCAAGAGATATTGTAAGTTGTTAATACCCAAATCTTTTAAACTATTTGGTCAT